CGAACTATATCAAGCAGTCCTCAAAGCATACGAGGGCGACCAGCAGCGAGTGTCGGAGAACGCACAACTCCTGTGGCTCCAAAGAAGTCCAAATCAAGTCTGGACACCACCAAGCTCGTCGTAGTTGAATGGTTAGACGCACTTGCTCAAGGTGAATGGCATGAAGCAAAGCGTGAAGATTTAAAGTGTAAGTCAGTTGGGTTTGTTGTGTTTGAAGATGATGAGCAAATTGAACTTGCCGGGACTATCACTATAGGTATGTGTAATAACAGCATTACCATCCCTAAGAAGATGCTCACAAAAGTAAAGGAAATAAAACTTGAAAACAAGCTCAGCAAAACAAAAAGGAAGACTGCTCCAGCAATGGACAGTAAAGCAGTTACTAGCGAGGTATCCACAGTTGACGGACAAGGACTTACGCAGTTGTCCAATGGGTAGTCATGGTGAAGATGTAGTGATGTCTCAGTTTGCTAAGGAAGAAATGCCAGCAACATTTGAGTGTAAATCTTTAGCAAAGATAGCCGTCTACAACTACTACGAGCAGTGCAAAAAGCATGGCGATGGTGAACCGATAGTTATTATTAAACAAAATAACTGTAAACCACTTGCAGTAATTGATGCAGAGATTTTATTTGACTTAATGGCACAATAGGAGAATGACAATGTACGACGACAACAATATGGAAGTCAAGTTTGAAATACATAGTGAAGATGGTTTAATCACTAAAGAGTTTAGTGTAGAAGACTGTACTTCTTGGACAGAATTAGTCCTCAAGTTTGGTGACTTTTTATCTGCTCAATATGGTTATGGAATATCAGAAAAGATTCTATTTATTACCGACCATCCTTACGGACGTGAACATGACTACGCTATTTCTAAGAAAGAGTTTGAAATGGTGTTACAGCATCGTAAGCGTGAAAAAGCAATTGATTCATTGTTTGATGATGAGGATGATACACAGTGAAAATCCTATTGTTAGATATTGAGACAAGTCCTAACACAGCCCATGTTTGGGGTCTGTGGCAGCAAAACGTCAGTATCAATCAATTGATGGAGTCTTCCTATGTCTTATGCTACGCAGCTAAGTGGCTAGGCGAAGAAGACATTTACTTTGATTCTGTACACCAATCTAAACCTAAAACAATGCTGAAAGGTATTCATGCTCTTCTGGACTCTGCTGATGCTGTTATCCATTACAATGGAACTAAGTTTGATATTCCTACTCTTAACAAGGAATTTCTACTCACCAAGTTACTTCCTCCATCGCCTTATAAACAGATTGACCTCTTGCGTGTGGTTCGTAGTAATTTTAGGTTTCCTAGCAATAAGCTGGATTATGTATCTCAACGTCTGGGTTTAGGTAAGAAACACGAACACGAAGGTCATGCTTTGTGGGTCAAATGTATGAATGGAGATAAAGATGCTTGGAAACGTATGGAAGATTACAACATACAAGATGTTGTTTTATTGGAAGACTTGTACAATAATCTTTTGCCTTGGATTAAAAATCCCCCTAACCGCAATTTATTCAGCGATATTCAAGGCTGTCCGACTTGTGGACATGAGCATTTGCAAAAGCGTGGAACAGCAGTGTCAACTACAGGAACTTATCAAAGGTATCAATGTAGGTCTTGTGGAAGCTGGTCACAAGGTACTAAATCAACTAAGAAAACGGTAGAGGTAAAATCTCATGGATAATCCAATCGCAATGCCAGCACATTATGGCTACGATGTTTTAACAAAGTATGAAGATGATACAGAAGAGTTTTTTCGTAAAGCTAGATTAGCTGCTCAGTATGCAGATGGAATGGAAGACCCCGGTGACAGTTTGTCAAAGCAAGTAGGCGGTACACACTATAAAAAAGGTGTACAACCTTGGACAATAGCCCTAGATTGGGGACTTGACCCTTGGTCTCATAATGTGGTAAAATACATACTTCGATTCCCTTATAAAAATGGACGAGAAGACCTAGAGAAAATTCAGCATTATTTAGAGTTTTTAATAGATAATTATGATGATGTAGTAGATAAGTATTACAAGTAGAAAGAAACTATGCCACTGCTTTTGCACGAAATTAAAGAACGTCTTATTGCTTTAGATGAGATAACGCTACTGGAACTTTTAAACATCAGCAGTGAAGACATAGTAGAGATGTTCTCGGATAAAATTGAGGACAATGCCGATAGACTAGAAAAAGAGGTTTTATAACATATGCCATACACAATGACTCCGTACAACACTTTTATCGCTAAATCAAGATACAGTCGTTATCTTGACGATAAAGGTCGTCGTGAACACTGGAATGAGACAGTGGCACGATATTTTGATTTCATGGAGAAGCACTTAGCAACAAAACAAAACTATGTATTAACACACGAATTACGTACTGAACTAGAGCAAGCTGTTGTTGCTCTTGATGTAGTACCAAGTATGAGAGCAGTAATGACAGCAGGACCTGCGCTAGAGCGTCAAAACGTGGCTGCATTTAACTGTTCCTATTTACCGATTGACGACCCTAAAGCCTTTGATGAAGCGATGTATATCCTTCTCTGTGGCACTGGTGTTGGTTTCTCAGTGGAGCAACAGTATGTTAAGAAATTACCTGAAGTGCCAGAGCAGTTGTTTGATAGTAAGAGTTCTATTGTTGTGTCGGATTCTAAAGAAGGTTGGGCAAAATCACTTCGACAGCTCTTGGCTCTTCTATACGCTGGCGAGATTCCAAAGTTCGACGTATCAAGAGTTCGACCTGCCGGAGCAAGACTCAAGACCTTCGGTGGACGTGCTTCTGGACCCGGACCTTTGGAAGAGCTTTATAAGTTCTGTGTCGCCAAGTTTAAAGGAGCAACAGGTCGCCGTCTCACTTCCCTTGAGTGCCATGATATTCTGTGCAAAATCGGGGAAGTTGTTGTTGTGGGTGGAGTCAGACGGAGTGCAATGATTAGCTTGTCAGACTTATCAGACGATAAGATGGCTCATGCTAAAGCAGGAAACTGGTGGGATGGTCAAGGTCAACGTGCATTAGCTAACAACTCTGCTACGTACACTGAGACACCTTATGTTGGTCAATTTATGAGAGAATGGAGTTCAATATATGAATCACATAGCGGAGAGCGTGGAATCTTCAATCGTGATGCTTCTCAGGTGCAAGCTGCTAAGAATGGACGACGTGATGCGACCTATGAATTCGGAACCAATCCCTGTTCAGAAATCATTCTACGTCCTTATCAATTCTGTAATTTGTCTTCTTGCATCATTCGCTCTACTGACACTGAAGATAGTATTGCTAATAAGATTAGGCTTGCTACAATTCTTGGAACTTTTCAAGCGTCGTTAACAGACTTCCCTTACTTGCGTAAGATATGGCAAAAGAATACTGAAGAAGAAGCACTCTTAGGTGTGTCTATGACTGGTATCTGTGACAACACTTTGTTAAATAATCCTGATGATGAATCATTACCTGCACGATTGGAGGCACTACGTGATATTGCTATCGCTACTAATGCTAAGTTTGCTAACGCTATCGGAATTAATCAGAGTGTTGCTGTCACGGCGGTTAAACCCGAAGGTACCGTCAGTCAGCTATGCTCTACTGCCTCTGGTATTCATCCTCAGCATAGTAAATATTATATACGTCGTGTCAGAGCTGACAACAAAGACCCTTTAACTCAGTTTATGATTCAAGCTGGTTTCGTTGCAGAGCCTTGTGTGATGAAACCTGAGTCAACTACAGTCTTTAGTTTTCCTGTAGAAGTAGCTGAAGGTGGACTGTTGCGTGAAGACTTAACTGCTATTCAACACTTACGTTTGTGGTTAATCTTTCAGCGTCATTACTGTGAGCATAAGCCGTCAGTCACTATCTCTGTCTTAGAGAACGAATGGATGGATGTAGGGGCGTGGACATTCAAACACTTTGATGAAGTTACTGGAGTGTCTTTCCTACCAATGGATGGTGGCACTTACAAGCAAGCACCTTATGAAGAGTGTGACGAAGAGACCTACAACAGATTAAAGTTGTTGGTTCCTGATACCGTAGACTGGGAGAACTTCAAAGAATATGACGATAATGTCGAAGGCGCTCAGATGTTGAGCTGCACTGCTGGAGGGTGTGAAATCTAATTCCTTGTGTGTGGTAGTACTTTAGCCCCTCTTCGGAGGGGTTTTTTTGTGTAACATACTACACAATTATGAGTAAACTCTAGTGCCTTGTTTGTCTATAATTAGCACTTGTTTACGAGGCGGTCTAGAAGGCATATCAGGAACGCTTATATGCGTCCATGAGTCGAATTCTCTGATAAGTTGGTCATACCCTATGTCAGAAGCTATAATAGCCTTGACAACCTCGTTAGGGGTCATACCGGGGACTCTAATATCTGCTGCACAACCGATACGATGTTGACTAGTATCTTTAGAACCAACAGAGTCATTTACTTGTTTAGACCTAAAGCCAGAGTTAATCATTACAGGTTTACCACCTAGTAAAGTCTTAACCTGCTCAAGCGTAGCTGCTAACCTTGTTAAGTTAGCTATTTCAGTAGCGTTAGGAGTGTTGTCAAACTGTCTATGAGAAGTAGCAGTTAGTTCTTCTAAAGTAAAGTGTTCACTTAGATTCATCTTTTTCCTTAGCTTTCATGTCCATAATCTTCTCAAGGGT